AGTTATTACCGCTAAGGTATATCGGTATATCATCTGGTGCATACTGATTTATTGACTCCATTAATACATGGATACTCGGACTGTTTACAGTGCATATTACGATTGCTTGCAAGTAACCTCCTGTTAGCTGTTGGTACTAGCTATTCCCCATTGTCCGTTTACACTATGCAACTGCCGACTGTTCACTAATACCAACACGACTGAGCACTCACCGTATTTCTCCGGTAGTGGTGCGTTCTACCATCTCCAGCAAATGCTCATGCGTCTTGATATTCTTTAAACGAATCAACTATTACAGCCTGTATGCCCTCAGAAAACGGTTTAGCCGTACTCGTCTTATTAAATTGCCTATGCAAACTACTGCCCATTAACGAGAAGTAATATCCTAGTAACTCTTTATATTTCTTTTCGCTAACAAACTTCCTGTATCTCTTTATTAACCACAGAATAATCACAGGAAACACATAATCATAATTTCCTAGCCATTCCGCAGTTCCCCAAAAGTTAAACGTCCTCGGAGTCTGGACATATAACGCCTTCGTATTCTTATCGAAACATTCTATCAGCGGAACATTATGAGCCTGACTATGCCTACCCTCGTTCTCAAACTCCTCATGATGCTTCAAGCTCTGCGACCACCTTACCGCACTCTGCCTGAAACATATCACCATTAACTCACCCAAAAGCGTATCAGCGACATTCGGATCAATTAACTTCTCAAACGTAGTATCTATCTCACCCGGATACTTACCCTTTATCGCCCCTTCAGGAACCTCTGGATACATCTCCCATACCCTCTGCTCATCCTCTGGACTAAATGCCATCGTATTGCAGAAAATAAAGTCTACGTCGTACTTTGTTTTCTTGAGTAAATCTCCAATAGTCCCCGGTATTACATAATCATCGTCGCCAATAATCCATACAAACTTGGACTCAAACGGCAAATCATACGCATGGATAAAGTTCTTAGCCGCGCCTAAATTAACCTCGTTGTGACGCTTCTTTACCCACCCTAACGAGTCTAAATATTCCTTAGTTCCGTCTGTACTCCCATTGTTTGAGACATACACACAGACCTTATCTTCATATCCCTTAATATCGTATTTAATGCACTTTAGGCAATTCTTTAGCTTCTCTAGCCTATTGTATGTAGGAATATATATTGTCAGATTTACCATTTAACCTTATCTGCAACAGCCTTGCACATTTGAATAAAGTAATTTTGTTGGAAATATTGTTTCATAAAATTAATATCTTTATGGACAAGCTGCACATTATTTTTTGTATACCCAATAGAATTATCTATTCTATCTATTGATGCAGTATGAGATTGCCCTATTTTTGACCACCCTATATCAACACCACTTAAAGCGCACTTTTTATCTTGCTTTAAATAAATATCCCACAACTCATTAATAGTTATAAAAAAATCAAGATTGCGACTTTCTGCTGACAATTTTTTATTATGAAACCAAGATATTCTTATTTCCTCAAAAAATCCTCGATGACAATTTTCTGTTCTTTTGTTAGAACAAGATTTACATTCTTTTTTTAACGCAAAAGATGCTTCTGCATAATTCTTTCTTAAATAAGATTGCATCTTCCCGCAAGAGTGGCATGGTTTGTACCATCTGCCATCAGAGCCTTTAGTGACAGTCATATATCCTCCTGCCACAATTATACCACTTTGCTTAATTTACCACTTTATTTTGTTAGACCACCAAGCAGCACTCATCTTCCCCTTTGAGATATTAGCCGCGTGACGGGCTTTAAACGAGGCTCTACGGGCTTTATCTGCCGCTGACTCACCTTCCTTAGCAGGAGAACCAGAAACGCCTTGCTGACCGAATCTGATGAGTTTTACCTGATCCCCAGATTTAGCCAATACAGCATGAGATTTAGTAGGATGACTAGGCGTTTTCTTTGGCTTGTTGTAGCCAGCAAACTCCTCTTTGCCGCGCTTAATCATTTCTTCCTCGCTGCTCTCATATTGTCCACTAAATTCGGGTAAGGCCTACCTGCCGCCTTTGCCATCTTCTTAGCTGATGACTTCTGTGCTGGAGTCAACTTCTGCGGCTTACCTGCGTCTTTAGGTCTAGCCTTGTCCCAGATAGGCTTTTTCATTTCTTACCCTTAGCGGCTTTGCGCCCTTCGGAAAGCATGATTGCAACTGCTTGTTTCTTAGACTTAACAACAGGGCCACCCTTACCTGAGTGCAGAGTTCCAGCCTTGAACTCGTTGTAAACCTTGCTCATCTTCTTTTCAGATTTAGTCTTTTTCATTTAGCAACTCCTCTAATTGCTGTTGAAGTTCCAATTCCGTAACTTCATACCGTTTTTCAAAGGCTTTACGACCCATACCGTGGTAACCAGAACTACCTCGATGATGCTCAGGACACAACGGAATCACGTTATCGTGAGAGTTCCTGACTCCCATTCCTAGCCCCATTCCCCTGATATGATGAATCTCAGCAGGAGTGCCAGAATATCCAAGTTTGTAACATAAGATGCACCCTATGTCAGCTACTTTGCTTAGATATTCCTTGTCTTTTTTCCTCAATTCTCTTAGCCCTCTCAGGAGAGTAATCAGCAAATCCGTCCACATCGTCGCACTCAGGACACTGAGTTAAAGACTCCTCAGTAAATATACACCTGCCGCGAGGAATTTCATCCCAGTAATCTACGAATCCACACTTACAGCACTGGGCTAAATCTTCGTCATCAGTAACTTTATATTCCATGATATTCCCCTTATTGTGTATTCCTGTCTATATTCCGATTACTAGCCTCTAACGTCCTAAATACGTCTATCCTCGCCTGTGCAGATATTAGCTGCCACCTAAGCCTCTCAGCCTCCTCTACAGCCTCTCTAAGCCCTTCTACGCACGTTTTATATTCCTCTGTAGTGTAAGCATCAGCCTCTTTCTCAGCCATTGTATTTTTTAAACTTCTCTGGAATCCAATAGCTTTTACCGTTTTCCTGTGCTCCGTTAAATAAATAACTTCAGCCCTAGCCTTAGCGTATGCAATAGCATTAATGTATAAAAAATCGACAGCTTCATTAGGATCAATTGTTTTCATATTGCAATCATATTCCTTTAGACAATAGTAGAGGCCAAGAAGGTGATATTCCCATCTTTCAGCCATCCTTTAGGACTGCTGCACCCAGAAGGTCTACATTCAATTTCCAGAGCGCCCGTATCGTGGACTAACCGTACCATCACCTATTTGCTCTGTTCCTGAGATACCTGTAGCAAGTTCTCGCGCTGGCCTCTTAAAGCGCACTCGGTTCTCTTGGCAGCAACCCCGAACATGGGTTCATTCCTAACGCGACCAGTACGGTCTAAACGCAAAAAAGCCCTTAAAGTTTTGGCTTTCCACGCGTGTCGGGCACGTTCTCCATTTAAGGAAGGAAAACCAAAGCTCTAAGGGCTTCAGTTTGAAAGCTATGCCCGACACATAGACAATCAAACTATACCAGATAACTTCTTTATTGTGTCAATAGCCTCTTTTGGGCTTGTAACAATAGCAACTTGTCCATTCCAGTCGTAATGCCATATCACCTGATCCGGAGTTAATTTCCTAGCACTATCAGGCTTCTCCCCATCCTTTACCTCTAGTAAATAGTTGCTTCCTTTGTAACCTACTAGCAAATCAGGGCATCCTTTACCTACAGAATGAAGATGCTGGACGCTGCAACCAAAGTCTCTTAACGCTTTAGTAATTTTGCTCTGGTTAGAATCTACCTTCTTAAAGACCATTACTTACCCCTTGCCCGGATAGCATATCAGGTAGCGACTTGAAAAAATACTTCGGGGTAAAGTCAGTAGCCCGAATCCAGCCTTCGCCGCCTTCGAGTAATTCAACCCGCAATCTGTCACCATCAATCTCAAGAATTCTGCAATACACCGCAGGCCAACCGAACCAGCCAGTGTACCCAACCGTAATACCTTTCATTCCTGCCCCCTTGCGCGTATAGCTGCAGCACACGCTTTACCAAATCTTGCTTCGGGCGAGTCATCATGCAAAAACAAACCATTTTCTGCCACCTTCGCACACGCCTCACGCTCGGCTGCTGCGACTAGGGCGGCGAAGGTCGTGAGGCTTCCCATGCCGCCGGTATGCAAGTGACAATTAGGCTCACAGTCACAACGCTCCATTCCAGCCTCCCGCGCCATGCGGATAATTTCTTCTCTATTCACGCCAATCTCCTTTTTCGCCTTTTGAACCTAGTTCCCATTGTTTTCTACAGTCATCTTCTAACTGCTTTGCTTTTTCTTTTCTTTTTTCTCTTACTAAACTTAAATATTCCATTGCCTTATTTCTGTCTTGTACTCTTAATTGCAGTACATATCTCACTTCACATCTGTGACGCTCTTGCTCACTCAATCAAAACCTCGATCTTTCGGCTCTTTAATCTGTGCTGGCTTCCATTGAAACGCTAAATCTTCAAACCTCGTCTGGTTCCCGATATACGTCAACGCAGTCGTTCCTGTCTCACCCTGTCTCTGTTTAGCAGTAATAACTTCACAGATACCCTTGTCCTGCGTATCTAAGTTATAGACCTCATCCCGATACAAGAAAATAACCGTGGATGCATCCTGTTCAATCGATCCAGAACTCGATAAGTCAGACAACATAGGACGCTTGTTGTTACGCTTCTCACATTCCCTATTTAATTGCGCTAAAAGAACAATAGCACAATCTAACTCTTTCGCAAGTGCAAGTAAGCCGCGAGTGTAATCACCTAGCTCGTAAGCCTTGTTCTCTGCTTTGCTTCCAGTAATAAAAGATAGCTGATCGATAACAAGCAAATCCAATCCTGCGCGACGCTTGATATATCGAGCCTTCGACCTGATAGCCAGAAGATTCAATGAAGTCTGGTCATCAATCCATAGTTTTAACTTCTGAGCCTTCTCAAATGCAGCCGTTACCCTGTTCCACTTATCTTCTTCATCGTCAGGTTTACGCAACCACGAAATAGGAACTCGACCCAATGCAGCAATATTTCTGTCGTTTATCTGTGCTTTAGGCATCTCCATCGACAAGAATCCAGCACTACCCCACTCCGCTACGTTTCTTGCCAACGCTAAACCGAAAGCAGTTTTTCCCATAGCAGGACGAGCAGCCAATACCGTCAAAGTTCCTCTCTCTATCCCACCATCTAACCGTTTATCCAAGTCAACAAAACCAGTGCTGATCGGCTTTATCTTCCCATCCATCCGGTCTTGCAGCAGTTGCACATAACTATCTAATGACTCAGAAAATCCTAATGGCTCTTGATTCGATGAAACAGAAATCTGGTCTAACTTTGTTGCTAATGTGTCAGCCAACTCCAAAGCAGGAGCAGTTCCAGCTAAAGATTCAATCTCTCGGCAAGCAGCAACTAAGTTTCTTCTTTTTGCGTAATCAATTACCAAATCTGCATGGACGCGAATAGAGGCCGCTGTAGGCTGCGATTGACTCAGTTGGTGTATGTATATCAACCAGTCATTATTTTCGCCTTGTAGCGCGTCTGAGAGGCTTATAACGTCACATCGTTTGCCAGAACTTACCTGAGACACTATCTCAGCGTAAATTTTCCGGTTATCAGCGTTATAAAAATGCTCATCTTTCAAATCAGAAACTTTGTCTAAAGCATCGTTGTAATTCATCAACGCGCCAAGAATTGCTTGTTCTGCTTGCATTGAGAAAACTTGAGGCAAGTCGTGAATGTTCATGCAGCCACCTTATGAAGTTTTTGTGCTTGTAGGCCAGTAGTTGTCAAAACGTATTGATCGTCTTTAAGCATCCAAAGACGGAACCAGTTATCTCGAACTGATTTCGCAAACACGGTTGACCATAGCTTGTACTTCTTTGCTCCGGGAGCCGTGTATCGATCTTTGAACTCTAACCACTGTAGGCGCAAAAAGTCATGAGGCAAACCTATTTCTTTTGCGTAATCAAAAACTGGATGATCTTCAGGAATGGGTTTCTTGCTATCGGCTTTGCATTGATCCAAATATTGCTCAAGGCTGATAGCCCCCTTTGGGGGTTTGGGGGAAATAATAGAAGATGAAGATGAAGATGAAGGGGTTGTATTTTGCTTATCCTTTAGGTTAACCTTATCGTTATCCTTGTTTTCTTTAATAAGGTTAGGGTTACCGCCAAGTTTACCGCCCTCGGCCCTTATTTTCCGTAGGTTTTCATCCCTAATCATCCTTCTGCTTACGATAGTTCCTTCTGTTGTTATATCGTAAACACCAGCATGTTTTAGTTCTTCAAGCCAACCTTCCACAACCTCTAAGGTTTCTCCAACCATACGAGCAAGGTTTACAGGAAGGATAACCTTATCACCAACCTTTAAATGACCATAAGGATTTCCTTCGTGCATATAGCAAATCATGTCTATCCAAAGACCTCTTGCCCCTGTAGAACATGATCGCAAGGCTGTGTCTCGCAGCCAATCAGACGGATAAAATTGAAAGGAAGGTCTTTTCATTCTTTTACCCTTCCACCGTCCCAATCCTCGACCATTTGATCGTGGAAATCTTTGATGAGTTGACTAACTTCCCATGCTTGATCTGGAGTCAATACAACTTGTACTTCTCTACCAAACTCAAAAGAATCTTGCTTAATTACTAAGCAACCAACATCGCTTATATAGACTTCACAGCCTTCTGCGCTCCTAAATTTAAACATTGCTTTTCTCCAAATGAAAAAAGCCCTAGGAGAGACTCTCACCCAACTTTGGGTCGGGTGTTGACGGACTGGCAGGTACCAGCAGAGTCCCTTCTAGGGCTTACCTGTAACGCGCCGTCAAGCACGTTGCAACTATAAACTATTTTTTCCTTAGTGTGCAAATCCTACATAAATCTCCATCTTGAAACTGCACTGATGATCGAGTTCTCTTGCAGCTAGGACATACTTTCTTGGTGAAATTATATATTGTTGGGGTTTTGGACTTTGATTTTTGAGTTGCAAGTTTTAAAACTTCTTCGTTCAATTGGCTGTCCTCTA